TAGTATGATAAACAAAAGGACTACTAGCGAAACCCTTTCAGCTAGTATTTTAGTAGCTACTTGGTGTGAGGCGGTCTTTTTCCCTTTCTTTCTATAACCGCCTCCACCCCCTAAAGGATTAAAAAAATTATGGCAGGAAGAAAAAGAAAATTAAATACTAAATTAGCAGAACGAATTTTAGAGCTTATTGCCGATGGTTTAACGATTCGGCAAGTATTTGAAAAAGATGAAATAGATTACACTTGGGCTAGTTTCCGAAAAGAATTAGTTACTTCAAATGAATTAATGGACAAATATCAAAAGGCAAAAGAATTAGCCATAGATTTAGAATTAAGTAATTTAAAAGATAAAAGATTAGAATTAGAAGCTAAAATAGAATCAGGAGAAATTGATGGAAAAGCAGGACAAAATTTAGTTAATCTTTATAAAATTATTGTAGCTAGTTCACAATGGTCTGCTTCTAAAATAAGTTCTAAAAAGTATGGAAAAGCTGCAGAATTAACTATAAAAGGTGACGATAAAGCACCAATAAACATAACTTGGCAATCATAATGTTGCAAAAATACCACAATATTTATGTTTTGTGATACATTTACAACGCTAAAAGTGTTGATTTTATTATGATAGTGATATTATTAACACACAAAAAGATTATTACTTATATGTGAGTAAAAATAAGAACAAAACAAGAACAAATAATAAGCGTTTGATAACGCAGTATTATCGGAAACATCAGTATTGATAATCCATCAGTTATCGTTACTGAAAAAATAAGGCTTTTTTGCTTTGAACGACAGATTTAGGGGGGTTTTTTAGAGCCGATACCCAATTTTGCGAATGTCGTCTTGGTAAAAATGAATGGATGGTATAAACAAATGAAATGGAAGATCTTATATTGAAAACAATAATTTTTATAATAAAGGATAAAGAAACAGGAAAGCCAATTGTAATTACACACTTTCAAGGTTTTTCTGACAAAGATGAAGCAATAGATTTTTCTAAATTTTTACAAGAAGAATTTGTTGAAGAACATAAACTTTATGATAGCGAACCAAATTTTACATTACATTAGAAAGATTCTAAAGAGGGAGGGTTTTGTTTTAAAATGAAACAAATTGTTATTCCATACAATCCTAGACACATTCAAAAATTTTTGCACAAAAAGTGTGATGTGAACCGATTTAATGTTGTTATAGTTCATAGAAGAGGTGGTAAAACTGTCTTTGCAATAAACCATTTAATTAAAGCTGCTTTAACAAATAAAAATCCATACCCAAGATACGCCTTTATTTCTCCATATAGATTACAAGGTAAAAGCACCGCTTGGGATTATATGAAACAATTTTCCGCCACAATTCCAGGTGTTAAATGGAATGAATCAGAATTAAGGGTAGATTTCTCCGTCAACAATAGCCGTATTCAAATAATAGGAGCTGAAAATAGTAGTGCCATAAGAGGACAATACTTTGACGGAGTTATCGTAGATGAAACCCAAAATATTAGCCCAGATTTATTTGACACAATTTTACGCCCTTGCTTATCAGACAGAAAAGGCTTTGCTATTTTTATAGGTACGCCAATGGGTCGTAATTGGTTTTTTGATTTACATGAAAAGTCTAAAACTCAAAAGGATTGGTTCACTTGTGTTTTTAAAGCTAGTGAAACAAAGATAATACCGCAAGACGAATTAGATGCTGCGAAGTTATCCATGTCGCCTGAAAGTTACGATCAAGAATTTGAATGCTCATTTCAAGCTGGAATCTCAGGTTCTTATTATGGGAGTGTGGTAGAAGAATTAGAAAAAACTAAAAGGGTAACTGATTTTGAAATAGATTTATCAATTCCTGTAGAAACATGGTGGGATTTAGGAATGAATGATAGCACCGTAATTACTTTTGCCCAAAGACGACCAAGTGGCGAAATTAGAATAATAGATTGTTACGAAAATTCAAGTGAGGGATTAGAACACTATTTTAATATAATTGACGATAAACCTTATACTTACGATAAACATATAGCCCCTCATGATATTAGAGTTAGAGAAATAGGAACTAATAAATCAAGATGGGAGACTGCCAAAGAGATGGGATTGGAATTTGAAATAGCACCAAAACTTGGGGTGGAAGATGGAATAGAGCAAGTAAGAAGAATGTTACCGAATTGTTATTTTCATAAAAGTAATTGCAAAAAACTTGTAGAAGCGTTAAAAAGCTATTGTAAGCGATGGGATGAAAAAAATAATTGTTTTCGTAATAAACCCTTACACAACTGGGCATCACACTTTTGCGATAGTATAAGATACGGTGCGGTTACCGAACCAATAGATAGAAGCGACTGGAATAAATCAATAGAAATAGATACAAGCTATGTAGTTTAAATATGCCAAAAAAAAATAAAGAACTTTCCGAATTAGAATTAAAAGCAATCTTAACTAACCAAGTTAGAAATAGTATAGGTTATTTAGGTGGTGAGCTGTCCGAATCAAGAAGAAAATCAATTGAATATTATTTAGGCGACAAATTAGGTACGGAAATAGATGGTAGATCACAAGTAGTAAGTACAGATGTTTCCGATACTATTGAAAGTATCTTGCCAAACCTATTAAGAGTTTTTACTGCTTCCGATAAAGTGGTGCGTTGCGACCCTGTTACAGCGGAAGATGTTCCATTAAGCGAACAAGCTACCGCATATTTAAATCATGTTTTCTATAAACAAAATGATGGCTTTACACTTTTATATAATTTTTTTAAAGATGCTTTAATTGAAAAAAATGGTTTCTTAAAAGTTTATTGGGATGAAAGCGAAACAGTAGAACATGAAACATATAAAAATTTAACTCCAGCCGAAAAGTTTGCTTTAGAAGATACTAAAGACGAAATAGAATTAATAGAAGAAGAAGAAATTGTTGACGAAGTTGTTAAAGAACAACAAGACATAGCTAAAGAACAAGCCGAAATGCAAGGTGTTGATATTTCCGAAATAAATTTTCCAAAACCTGTTTTATATAATTGTAAAATTAAAAGAGTTAAAAAGTCTGGCAAAGTAAAGATTGAATCTATTCCGCCTGAAGAATTTTTAATTGATAGATCGGCTAAAACAATTCAAGACGCAAATTTTGTAGCACATAAAGTTTATCTAACTAGATCACAATTAATAGAAATGGGTTTTGATTATGATGTTATTATGGAACTTCCAAGAAATGAAGATGAAAATTTTACAATGGAAGAAGAAGCTAGAGATAGAAATATTGATGGTTATTTTCAAGACGAACCTACAGATAAATCTACCGAAAAAGTTTTAGTATATGAATCTTATATTAGATTTGATTATGATGGTGATGGAATTGCAGAATTAAGAAAAGTAATCTGTGCTGGAGACGGAAGCCACATATTAGAAAATATGCCATGCGACTCCGCACCTTTTGTTACTGTTACTCCTATACCAATGCCCCATAGATTTTACGGAAGAAGTGTAGCCGAATTAGTTGAAGATGTTCAGTTAATGAAATCTACTGTTATGCGTCAACTTTTAGATAATATGTATTTGACAAATAATAATAGAGTGGCGGTCATGGACGGCATGGTCAATATGGATGATCTTTTAACAACAAGACCAGGTGGTGTTGTTAGAACAAAACAACCACCAAGCCAAGTTATGCAACCACTTCAAGCACAACCAATTTCACAACAAGCGTTTCCATTATTAAGTTATTTAGACACCGTTAGAGAAGCTAGAACAGGTGTTACAAAATCATCACAAGGTTTAGATGCCGATACTTTAAATTCTAAAACTGCAACTGGCGTAAATACTTTGATGACACAAACTCAAATGCGTTCTGAATTAATTGCTAGAATATTTGCTGAAACAGGAGTTAAAGATTTATTTAATAAAATTTTTGAACTTATGGTTAAGTATCAAGACAAAGAACAAATTATTGAACTTAACAATAATTATATTCCTATTAAACCTACGGAATGGAAAGATAAATTTAATATAAATGTAGTTGTAGGATTAGGAACTGGTTCTAAACAAGAACAAGTTATTATGCTAAATAGTATTTTAGAAAGACAATTACAAGCGTTCAACCTACAAGGCGGAAAAGAGATGCCAATGGTTACGCTTAAAAATATGTATAATACACTTTCTAAAATTATAGAAAATGCTGGATTAAAAAATGTTGACGCTTATTTTGTAAATCCTGATATTGGCAAACAACAAATGCCTCCTCCACAACCGCCACCGCCAACTCCTATTGAAAAAATTGAATTTACTAGAATTGCTTCGGAAGAAAAACGAAAAATGGCGGAATTACAATTACAAAATGAAGAATTAAAACAAAAAACACAAGAAATGATGTTAGATTTTGAAACTAAACTTAAAGATATGTCTTTAAAATATAATACACAACTTGATACCGCAAAAATTAAAGCGGATGCAGATTTAGATAAACTAATGGTATCTGGAAATAACAAAATATTAGAACAAGCTGAAAGAGCTGGTAATTTATTAGACAAGCAAGTAAAAGGATTAAATGGTAACCAAAGACCAAACCCTGAGGGAAGCGGAAGTCAGCCGATCCAATCAGGCAAAACAAATACTAGAGAATAAAATTTTTATAGAGGCGGTAGATTCTCTAAAAAAACTTTATTCTGAAGCATTGTTAGAAAAAACAGGTGCCAAAGAAAGCGATACTAGAGAAAAACTCTGGATTGCGTTTAATGTTGTTGGCAAAGTAGAACAACATTTAAAAAGTATTCTTGAAACAGGAAAATTAGCTGAAAAGCAACTAGAGATTTTCCGAAAAGACGAACAAGAAAAAAAATTTTAACTAAACCAAGTTAAAATAAGCCAAGTCATAATGACAGCTTAACCATAGGAGGACTTAATGTCTGACACAAACCCATTACTGAACAATGCTTCAGTACAAGGTGCAGCTAAAACTCTTGAGGGATTACTAGACCCTAAAACGGCAACTATTAAAGCTCAAGAAACGGAAGCACAAGTTGAACAAAAAGAACCAGAAGCGAAAGCAGAAGATAATCAAGAAGTTCAACAAGAACCAGAAGCCAATCAAGAAGAAATTCAAGAAGCTACTGACGAAGAAGAAGCTCCAGTAGAAAATGATGCTATTGAAGAACAAGAAACCGATTTACACCAAGTTAAAGTTAATGGTGAATTAATTGATGTTGACCTTGAAGAATTAAAAGCAGGTTATCAAAAGGATGCCGATTACAGACGAAAAACAGAAGAGTTAGCTCTTGAAAAAAGAGAAACAATATCTGCAAAAGATCGTTTGGAAAAACAATATTCAACCAAGCTAGAAGATTTAAATTCTCTTGTGTTGACTTTGAATGCTGAAATAAATAGCGATATGAGTTCCAAAGAGTTAGATAATCTTTGGGAGGAAGATCCAACTGAAGCTGCAAAGATAGATCGTAAAATGCGTAAGCGTAGAGATACAATTTCTCAAGCACAAAAACGGATTAGAGATCATCAAACACAACAGTTTCAAGAAGTTCTTAAAGACGAACAAAAAAAGGTTTCTTTAAAGTACCCTGATTTGTCCGACCCTGTTAAAGGAAATGCTTTAAGAACAAATATGACGAATTATTTATTAACTAAAGGCTTTAACGATAAAGAAGTTAGTTCAATTTATGATTCTAGGCAATTTGATATAATTGTTGATGCTATGAGCTATCAAAATAACAAAAAGTTAAAACCAACTTTAGTTAATAAGAAAGTTAAGCCAACAAGATTTGTTAAATCAGGTGTCAAAGTTACAAAAGAAGAAATAAATTCTCAATCAAGGTTGAATCAAATTAAAACGCTTAAAAAATCTGGAAAAATTAAAGATGCTTCGGATTTACTTTTGCGTTATATATAAACCAATAACCTCAAGGAGAATATATCATGGCGATGTATCAAACATACACAACAAAAGGTATAAGAGAAGACCTGTCGGACATCATTTACAATATTAGTCCAACAGAAACACCTTTTATGTCTGGCGTTTCAAAAACAAAAGCAACAAATACTTTACACAAATGGCAAACAGACGAACTTGCAGACACTGCTGTTAATGCAGCTGTTGAAGGTGCTGCTATTTCTTATGGAACAATGGTTCCATCTGTGGAAGTATCAAACCATACACAAATCTCTACAAAAGCTATCCAAGTATCAGGCACAAACGATGCGGTTACTTCAGCTGGTAGAGCAAGTGAAATAGCTTATCAAGTAGCTAAAGGTGCAAAAGAATTAAAAAGAGATATGGAAACAGCTCTTTTATCTAATGTAACTGGAACTGCTGGAGGAGCTGCAGCTGCAAGAAAATTATCTGGCTTACCGACTTGGTTACAAGCTAATGTTAATAAAGCAGCTAATGGTGCAAATGGTCAAGTAGGTGGAGCAGATGTTCCAGGTACTGCAAGAACAGACGGAACACAAAGACCTTTTACTGAAGATCAGTTAAAAAGCGTTCTAAAATCTTGTTATGACGCAGGTGGTAACCCTAATATGATTATGGTTGGTGCTTTTAACAAACAAAAACTTTCAGGCTTCACTGGTGGTTCAACTAGATTTGATTCTGCGGAAGATAGAAGATTAATTACTTCTATTGATGTATATGAGTCAGATTTTGGAACTATGCAAGTTGCTCCTAATAGATTTATTAGAAACAACAATGCTGCAGCAGCCAAAAAAGGACAAGACGCTTATGTACTTGAAATGGATATGTTTGGAGTTTCTTTTTTAAGAGATTTTAAACTTTCAACTCCAGGTCAAACTACAGACGGAGATCAAAGATTCTTGGTTACAGAGTACACTCTAGAATCAAGAAACGAAAAAGCTAGTGGATTAGTTACTGATTTAACTACTTCATAATACTTAATTGTTAGGGGTGTAACCTTGTTTAGAATACACCCCTTAACAAAAACCAAATGTTGAAGTCTTAAAAAGGTTATAGACGGAACAACAACGGAGAAAAAAAATGAGAACACTTAACGATTACTTTTTAACATCTGCAATTCCAGATGTATCAACTGCATCATCAACTTTTGTATGCGTACCTGACGGTGGTAAAATAGTTAAAATTATTACACATAATAAAGCTACAACTACTGGAACAGCTGCTATTTCTTTTGAAATAGGTGGCGTTGCGGTTACAGATGGCGGAATAAGTCATACAGCTTCAAGTTCAGCTAATAGAGTTTTAACTTCTGCACCTTCTGCAGGAAATAGAGTTGAAGAAGATGGAACTATTGAATGTATCACTAATGGTGGTTCAACAAATACTTCTAAAATGGAAATAACTTTCGTAATTAGAAGATAATAAATTATGGGGGATCTTGCCTAGCGGTACTTCCCCCAAAACCTTAACGGAGAAAAAAAATGAGTTATAATTATGCTTTAAGACCTGGAACTTCACAAAAAGTTTCATTTACAGGATCGTCAGTTGCCTGTTCTAATGTTTTTGGAAGCCAAACAGAATATGTAAGAATAGCAACTACACATAGTTGTCATTTTGTTGTTGGTGGAAATGCAACAACAGCACCAACTGCTACAACAAATGATGCTTATCTTCATGCTGGAGATTATGAAATTATTAAAGTTTCGCCTGGCGAAAAAATTGCTGCAATAAGAAACACAAGTACAAGCGGAGATTTGTTTGTTACTGAAATGAGTGCGTAGTGGCAAGACAAAAGTTTGTTAGCTTTACACCTAGACCGAAACCAAAAAAACGACCAAGAAAACATAAGAAGTCATTAAATAAAAGTGAAAAAAGAATGTTGAAAAAAAGTCGCTACAAAGGACAAGGCAGATGAGAAAAGATATTTTTGTAGATGGTTTAAAAAAAGAAACTTTTAAACTAGATGAAACTGAAGAAAAAATTGTTTTAAAAGAAGAACTAAATATAGATTCACATTTAAAACATAATAAAGAACTATTAAATCAAGATGATGGTTATTCAAAGTCTAAAGATTTAAAAAGAGTTGCTTCTATTCCAATTTTAGCTTTGCAAGTATGGACTAATGAATATAATGGAACAAATAATTGGTGGGCTTTACCTAAAGAAGTTCAAAAAGATATTATGAAAAAAAAATTAAATAGTAATGAATTTAAATACTTTAGAACAGCAGAGGGAAGAATATAATGGCTTTATCTACTTATGCAGAACTAAAAACTTCTATTGCAAATTGGCTTAATAGATCAGATTTAACAACTGAAATTTCAGACGACTTTATTAAGTTAGTAGAAGCTGATTTTAATTCCAAATTAAGAATTGGTAAAATGATTTCTACTTCTGCTTCTTTTACAATAGATTCGGAAGAAGAATCAGTTCCCACTGGATTTTTACAAGTAAGGGATTTTTATATTTTAAGTGGTGGTACTAAATATGCTTTAAGATATATGACACCCCCACAAATGGATGAAATAAAAGGTTCATCTTCTACAGGTATGCCTACTGTTTATACTATACTTGGAGAAAAATTTAGATTTGCTCCAAAGCCCTCAAGTACATATACGGCTAATATAAATTTTTACAAAACTTTTGATTCTTTATCTGATTCAAATACTTCAAATTATATATTAACGAATCACCCACAAATATATTTATATGGTTCATTATATCATGCTGCACAATTTCTAGGTGGTGTAGAACCACAAAAAGTACAAGCATGGCAACAAAATTATGTAACAGCTTTAGAAAGAGTTGAAAGAAACGATAGAGAAGATCAATATAGCGGTTCGCCTTTACAAATTAGATCTGATACTTCCGTTGCAGCTCCTTTTCAATCTCATAATAAAGTTTTTAATAACAATAGTTAGGAAAATTTAATGCAAATACCTTTTGGCGAATGGTTACCTGACCAGCCACCACATCTAAATCCTGGAGCCACAGTTGCAACTAATGTTTATTATGCTGTCAATTCTTATAAACCTTTTCCGTCTTTAATTTCTTATTCAACTGCAATTGGTTCTGGAGTGTCTAATATTAGTAAAGATTGTAAAGGTGCAGGTTCTTTTAGATCGACTAAAAATTTAGCTTTTAATTTTGCAGCTACTAAAACAGATATTTTTCAACTAGAAGGTGGAACATTTATTTCAAGAAAATCAGGACTAACTGGTGGCGACACAGATTTTTTTACTTTTACACAATTTGGAGATTTTATAATTGCAAGTAACGGAGTTGATGTTCCCCAATATTATCAAATGGGTACTTCTACTAATTTTGCTAATCTTTCTGGAATAGCTACTTCTGGAACTCCTCCTACTTTTAGAGTTACAGGTGTTATTAGAGATTTTTTAGTTAGTGGTAACATTATAGATTATTCTACAAATCCTGATACCGAAACAAGGAATAGAGTCCAATGGTCAGGTTTAAATGATATTGGTTCTTGGACACCTGGAACTAAACAAGCAGATTTTCAAGACTTACCTGGTTCAGGTGGTCAAATAGTTGCCATAACTTCTGGGGAATATGGTTATGTATTCAGACAAAATGAAATTGTAAGAATGGATTATGTTGGTGGAGCAACAGTATTCAGATTTTCTGTTATATCTCCTAATAGAGGTGCTACTTATGGAAAAACTGTTTGCCAAGATAATAGAAGAGCATTCTTTTATGCTGACGATGGATTTTTTGAAATTAATGGAGATAATATAAAACCTATTGGAGCTGAAAAAGTAAATAGATTTTTTGATAAAGATTTGAATAAAGCATTTACTGATAGAATAGTTTCTGCAGTTGACCCATTTAATCAATTAGCTATTTGGTTATATCCCTCTTCTAATGATACGGCTAATACAACAGGTATTTGTGATAGATTAATTATATATAATTATGTTACGGAAAAATGGTCAATATCTCATGCTTCAGCTTCTACTATTTTTACACAATTTGTAGGTGCATATACTGTTGAATTAATGGATTTGATTTCAGCTAACTTGGATAATATTAATATTTCTTTAGATAGTGCTTTTTGGCAAGGCGGACAATTATATTTAGGTGCGATAGATAGTAATTTTAAAGCAGCAATATTTTCTGGAGATTCTGGTGAAGTAGAATTAGAAACTAAAGAATTAGAGTTGTTTCCAGGATTAAGGTCGGATATAACCGAAGTCAGACCAATTGTTGACGCAATTTCTTCTGTTGCTATTACAACTAGAGAAAGATTAGCTGACACAAAAACAACTTCTAATTATAACTCTATGGTAACTAGCGGAGTTGTTCCTGTTAGAGAATCTGGTAGATATATTAGAGTTAATGTTAAAATTCCAAGTGGCACAGTTTGGAATCATGCTCAAGGAGTTGATTTAATTGCTTCAAGAGGAGGTGGCAGATGAGTGATAAAACTGATATAGACAATGTTAGATATAGTTTAGATACTCAAGAATTTTTTCAAAGACAGGTAGAAGAAGCGGTAAATGTATTAATTAATCAAAAAAACACTGAAAATAATAAAGTGTTTGCATGGTTTTTAGGAGATTAAATGTCAGGAATAAAAGATTATTCAACAACCCAATCAAGTAATACAACATTAAATACTATTAGTGTTGCGGAGGGAATGTTACCCTCAAATTTAAATAATGCCATAAGAGCTCTAATGAAAAACACTAGAGATTGGTATAACGATAGCCAATGGGTGATTTATGGTGATGGAAGTGGGGCATATACTCCAGCCTATGTTAGTGGAACACAATTTACTATCACTTCAACAGGAAACGATTTAACTTCTTACTATCATGCTAATAGAAGAATAAAAGCAACTGGAACAAACACAGGAACAAAATTTGGAACTATAAGTTCTTCGGCTTATTCAAGTAATGTAACGACTGTTAATGTTACTTGGGATAGTGGTAATTTAGGAAACGATACTGATTTAGAAATTTATTTATCAGGATTAACAGCAACAAATAATTCTATACCTTTAGGGGTAATAGGTTCTGGTAATTTTGCAGATGGTTCCGTTACAACAGTAAAAATTGCAAACGATGCAGTAACTAATGATAAAATTGCTGATAATGCTGTTCAAGCATCTCAATTAAATGCTAATGCCGTAACTGAGGCTAAAATAAATTCTGGAGCGGTTACTAATTCTAAAATAGGTGCAGATGCAGTAAATGGTTCTAAAATAGCAGACGATAGTATTAATTCAGAACATTTAGTAGATGGTTCAATTGATACAGCTCATATTTCAGATAATGCCGTTACTATGGCAAAAATTTCTGACGCAACAATAGTTACAAATTCAGAACAATCTGGACATACTCCAGACGATAATACTTTTTACACAACTTCGGCTGCAGATACTAGATTTTTAAATAAAGATACTTCGGAATTAATAAATTCAGGACAAACTTGGTCGGCTTCAGATAATTTTATAGCAACAACAGCTGCGATTGATGCAAGAGTTATTGACCTTGTAGATGATGTTGGTGGTTTTGTTCCAATAGCAAACGAAAAAAGTTTTCCAAATGTAAATCCAGATGTAAATAATGGTGTAGGAACTATTGTTAGTATTGAAGCTCTTTCAACTAATTACACAGCAAATGGCTCAGGTGTAGTTACAATTGCTAATGGTACAGTTGGTAATTCTACAGTTACATTAAATGGTTGTGGTGCTAATGCATCTTTGCCTACTGGTTTTGGTATTTTAGTTGAATCTACAAGTACTCAACATACATATAATTTTCATAGACTAACTCCAAAAGCTACAGAAGTTTCAACAGTTGCTGCTAAATCAACTCAAATAGGATTACTTGGAACAACTGATGCGGTAGCTGACATGAATACTTTAGGTACATCACAAAATGTATCTGATATGAATACACTTGCTGCAATTAGCGGATTAAATACTTTAGCTTCTAATTCTGCAAATGTAACAACCGCTGCAAATAATTTAAGTTCAATAAATAATTTTGCCGAAGTATATAGAATTTCAAGTTCAGCTCCGACTTCTTCTTTAAATGTAGGTGATCTTTATTTTGACACTTCAGCAAATGAACTAAAGGTTTATAAAGCTAGTGGGTGGGCAGCAGCTGGTTCTACTGTAAATGGTACAGCAGCAAGATTTAAATATACGGCTTCGGCTAACCAAACTACTTTTACAGGTGCTGACGATAATGGAAACACCCTGGCTTATGATGCAGGATTTATAGACATCTATTTAAATGGAGCAAAATTGGTCAATGGAACAGATGTAACTGTAACTTCTGGATCAAGTGTTGTATTAGCTTCAGGTGCAACAGTATCAGATATAATTTCAATAGTAGCATATGGAACTTTTAATGTTGCTTCTATAAATGCTTCTAATATAACAGCTGGAGTTTTAGCAACCACAAGAGGTGGTACAGGTTTAGGTTCAATTGGAACATCTGGACAAGTAATTAAAGTTAATTCTGGAGCTAATGGGCTAGAATATGGTAATGCTAGTTCAGCTGAAGTTTATGGTTTTAGTAAAAATAACAATGGTCAATTGATAGTTACAACAACTAATCAAGGGGCAGACAATATCTCAAGTTCAACTTTCGCCACTTTTGATGATGTCTTATTTAGTGCTAGTGGTTTTACCTTTAGTATTAGTAATGGCGAATTAATAGCAACAATATAAGGAAATAAAAACATGGCAACAGTAAATCTAGGTGCTATCAAATTTAACTGGAAAGGTGCTTACAACAATAGTACAGCTTATGTAGTAGATGATGTGGTTAGCTCTAGTGGCTCTAGTTATGTTTGTATATTAGCATCACAAGGCAACGCAGTAAGTAATGGTACTTACTGGAATATAATGAGTTCAGCAGGTACTAATGGTACTGATGGAACTGACTTAACATCAACACTTACGACTAGAGGAGACATTGTCTTTAAAGGTGCAAGTGCTTTAACTAGACTACCAAAAGGTTCAACTGGACAAGTTTTAAAACAAGGTGCTAACGACCCTGAATGGGGAACTGATGTAGGTGGAAAAATTGGTCAAGTAATACACACAGCTTATAATGGTTATAATCAACAAAGTAGTATTGTTAATACAGATGTTAGTACAAATTTATATATTACAATAACACCTTCAGCAACTAATAGTAAAATATTAGTATTTGGTCATGCTACATTAACACCAGAAGCAGGGTATGGTGGATTTGGTATTTTCTTTACTAGAGAAATTTCTGGTGGGTCAACAACAACAATAGCAACAGGTACAGGTGGTGGTAATGCACAACAAAATTATCACTCACAAGTTCAAAATGTTAATAGTGCAGGTTCTGGAGATAACGCAGTTTTTAGTTTTGACGATAGTCCAAATACAACTTCAGCAGTTACTTACAGATTAAGATTAAGAGGAGTTAGTGGTACTGGAAACATAAGAGTAGGTGGAAATAATGATACTACCCAAAAATTCATAACACCTTTTACAGCAATGGAGATATTAGCATAATGACAAATATAACTAAAAAAATAGCACAAGGCACAGCAATTTTATCAATCAATCCAAATGCAAAATATAATATTTATAATGATGATTTAGATAATATGGAATGGCTTGATGGAACAACTCCAATTAGTAAAGCAGATATTGAAGCTAAAATAAGTGAGTTAGAAACTGCTAAAGAAAATGAAGAACAAGCTAAAATAGACTTAAAAGCTAGTGCTAAAGCAAAGTTAATTGCAGGAGAAGCATTAACTGAAGATGAAGCTAATACAATAGTATTATAATTTATTTGGCTAGGTAGAAATATCTAGCCATTTAATAAACAAGGAAAAAATTAAAAATGTCAAAAGCAAGGAATCTTGGAAATATAGTTTCTGGAACTGAACAAACAGTACCAGGTCCAACTTTAGTTGTTAAAGGCGATGGTTCAAGTGCAGACGCTAAATTAACTTTAAATTGTAGTCAAAATTCTCATGGAGTTTCTATAAAAGCTCCACCTCATTCCTCAGGACAAACATATACTTTAATCTTACCTCAAAACACAGGAACCAATGGTCAGGTTTTAGCTACCAATGGTAGTGGTACGAATCAATTATCTTGGATAGACGCTGTTGAAACAAAACCAACAGTTGCCAATGTATCGCAAACAATCGCACCTGCTACGGCTACTACAATTAGTATTACAGGAACTGGATTTGTTTCAATACCCTCTGTTGAATTTGTTAATGGTTCAACAGGTGCTATTACAAATTCTAATACAGTTTCATTTACAAACGCAACGACACTTTCGGTAAATGTAACTTTGGCAAGTGGAAACTATTATGTAAGAATTGAAAATCCAAACGGACTTGCTGGACGAAGTACAAATAATATTATTACGGCTTCAACAGCTCCAAGTTTTACAACGGCAGCTGGCTCATTAGGTTCAGTTGCTGGAAATTTTTCTGGAACAGTATTTACAGTTGTAGGTTCATCAGATAGTGCTATTACTTTTACAGAAACAACAAGTGTTTTAGTTGGGAATGGTAATAATCAAGCTAATTGTTCTTTAGCTACAAATGGTGTAATATCTACAAGTGATTTCGGTGGTAGTTCTACAGCAGCAACTACATACAATTTTACACTTAAAATTACAGACGCAGAAGGTCAATTTGTAACTAGAGATTTTAGTTTAACTTCTAGCTTCGGTGCAACAGGTGGAGGACAATTTAACTAATGGCTAATACATACTTACAACGAAATATGGCAAATTCACTTACAACTGATTGGACAGTTTCTATGTGGGTTAAAAGAAATGAAATAGTAAGACAGCAAATGTTATTTTCAGCTTATAATAATTCTTCATATGATACAGAAGCATTTTTTGATGGAGATAAATTAAATTTTAGAAATAAAAGAAATGGTTCTTTTGTATTTCAAGTAAAAACAAATAGACTATTTAGAGATGTTAATTCATTTTATCATTTAGTATTTCAGTTTCATGCGTCTGGAGATTCTGGTGTATATGCAAAAATATTTGTTAATGGAGTACAAGAAACTGATTTAAATGTTAATACACAAGGTTCTGGTGAAACTACTTGGAACAATGATAAATCTCATTCTATTGGTTCTACTGTAAATGGTGGAGCAGACCATTTTAACGGAATTATAAGTCATATGCACTTTGCATCAACAGGCATATATGCACCAACAGTATTTGGTTCAACAGATAGTACAACTGGAGAATGGAAAATAAATACTTCTCCTACATTTACTCTAGGTTCAAATGGATTTACAATTTTAAAAGATGGAAATACAATTACAGACCAATCAACTAACAGTAATGATTTTAGTTTAGGTAGTGGTACACTTACAAAAACAGAATCGTCACCAAGCAATGTTTTTAATACATTAAATCCTTTAGATAATTATTATGGTTCTTCAACTTTATCAAATGGTAACAATACTCAAAATCAATCTGCATCTGCTGGTAATTATGCTTTTATTCCATCAACTTTAGGATTTAATTCTGGTAAATGGTATTGGGAAATGAAATGTGTTTCTGGTCATTCTGATAATTGGTATGGAACAGGCATAACATCTAATACAGCAGGTGGTAATAATCATTGGTTAGGTTCTTTTTCAAATGACTATGGTATGTATGGTTATAGTTATGGGGGTGGACTTGGTGCATCTTACACAGGTAATACAAGAACAAATCAAGGTTTAAGTTTTACAGCAGGAGATATAATAGGTGTAGCAGTTGATTGTGATAATTTAGCAATTTATTTTTCTAAAAATGGTACATGGATGTCTAACGCAAGTAGTGTTCAAGGTGTTCCAACATCTGGTAGTTCAAAAACAGGAAGTTTTTATACAATTACAGCTCCATCAAGCACTACTATAGGATTTTATTTTCCTGCATTGTGTTATTATGATGCTCAAACAGCAGTTCAACAAGCAAACTTCGGCAATGGCTACTTCGGAACAACAGCAGTATCTAGTGCAGGAACTAACGCATCTGGAATAGGAATATTTGAATATGATGTACCAACAGGCTTTACAGCTTTATCTACGAAAGGACTTAACGAATAATGGCATACACAACAATTAATAAATCTACAGATTATTTTAATACAGTTAATTACACAGGAACAGGTGCAACACAAACAATTTCTGGTATTGGACATCAACCAGATTGGATATGGACAAAGGGAAAATCTGCATATTACGAACATAATTTAAGAGATAGTGTAAGAGGCATTACTAAAAAAATAAAGTCAAATGATACTAGTGCTGAACAAACTAATACTGATGGAATAACAGCTACTAATAGTGATGGATTTATTTTAGGTGCTGATACTGCAGGGGCAGGTGCAAACGAAGTAAATCAAAATGGACAAAATTATGTAGCTTGGAACTGGTTAGCAAATGGTGCAGGTTCAGCTAATACAGATGGTTCTATAAGTTCTACTGTTAGTGCTAATACTACAAGTGGATTTAGTATTGTGTCTTATACAGGTTCAAGTGCTAATAGTAATATAGGAACAGTAGGTCATGGATTAAATACTACACCTAATGTTTTAATTTTAAAAGATAGAGATGCAACAAGTGATTGGCAAGTTTTTCATTCATCTTTACCTACTAATAAATATTTAGATTTAAATACTACTGATGCTGCTGCTGTTGATACTAATGT